TAATCAGCAGACAGTTCAATTTCCATTTTCAGTTTCCTCCTTTTGATAACGTGGTATATCTAAAAATTGCCGATAACATGGATATTTTTCCATTCTCATTATTGCTGCGACATTCCAAGCTATAGCCGCCAGATGATCTTCATCTTTCCAGCCAGCCATATATTTGAATGTATGTCTGATAATAGCAGCTACACAGTCTTTAACAGATATACCTTTTTCCCAATTTCTATCACCATACTTTTTGGCACCTAATTCATACCAAGCACCTAATCTGAAGATCAGCTCAGGTTCAATTAAATCTTCACGACCTTTACCTTCTCTTGCTTCACGGTTACCACCTCCTGGATATGACATTCGAGTTCCATTATCTTGTATCATTGTTTCGACCTCCTATTTTTAAATTTAGCAAAATGTACGGCATGCCTGATAGCATCCCGTTGATGCTCTAATAGTTTTACTTTTGGCTTTAAAGGCAGCACATAGCTTTTACCACGCATAGCCAGGTATTTATAGTGATGTAGGATATGATCTCTCCATCTTGATTTGACCTCAGTTGCCAGCTGCATACGATATGGAATATTCTTACTCCAACAATAGTGCTGTAGCACTCCAATCAGTTTAGGTGTTTCAAGATGTGAGTTGATCTGTGCTTTAGCTTTATGTGCATAAAGAACATAATCCTCCATAACTACAATGAGCTTATCTTTATATTTGGCATGCATGCGGGCTATAAGTTGAATATGTGCATCCCAATACTGTTCCATTGTACCAAAAGATTTAGCGCAAATGTAGTCTGAAATAGATATCACATTATCCGGGCAGTTAAATATACACCAACCTGTTGTACCTTTGCCTTCATAGAAGCTGCCAGATGGATCAATCGCCAAGATAAAGTCGTAATTCCTCAAGATTATTCACTCCCTTTTTATCAGCCCATGTTGTTGTAGTCACATCCATTTCAGCTACTATTGGAACTTGAGTATCAGGCCAATCCTGCATAATTCGCTGAAACTCAAAGAATACTTCTGTTTCAGTTTTATGACGTTCCCATGAAAGCTCATCATGTATATTCATCTGGAAGCGGGATTTAATGCCATTGGCTTTAGTATATTCCCAGAGTTGTCGTATTTTCCATTTTAGATAATAAGCTGCGCTTCCTTGAATCAGAAGGTTAATGAGTTTGTGGCCTGAAACTCCATAATATTTGATACCAAACAAATTTTCTGTATATGCATAAGCTTGAGCTCTGGCGTAACAATAATCGTGATAATGTTTTACACCAGGAAATGCCAGATAGTATGCATCATTTATTCGGGTGATTTCTTCTTCAGATTTTGTGGGAAACATCTGACGGATGCGCTGTCGCTGGGCTCCATAATTTTTAGCAAAGTTTACGGGCTTACCTATTTTGCTTCTGAGTGTTTTAAAATCTGGATGATCCGGAGTAAGTCCTGTGGCTTTTTCAGTTGTTACTCCATGTACATCAGTTGGGCTCCACTGAATTTCTGGATTTTCTTCCAAAAACCATGGCTCTTGCCAAGCACGTATATGATCGATATTGCTTGGATCAAATAGAATATTGTCCTTATTACGACAACGATAAGGCATGTAGGCACGACATAAATTAAGGTCAGCGTGTCCGACAAGAATTGTATAAAATGCCTGAAAGCGGAGCTCAATCTGTGAATAGTCGAGGTAGACGATAGCATTATAATCACCTCCTGTCGGAACCACCATCTTACGAGGGTGGAATAATTCAACACCATCAATGGTCTTGATAGCCTCTCTGGGAAATTGTTGAAAATCTGAAGTAACTCTGCCTGATACAGTCCCTACTTGATTGATAGTAGTATATAATCTATCACAAGTTTTGAGTTCATTGAGGAATCTAACGATATAAGTTGAGTACCATTTCTCCAGAGTTCTGAGTTCTTGTATCACTTCAATGAATTCAATACCAGGATGTTCTGGATTATTTCGTTTTAATTCGGATAGTATTAAGTCTAGTTCTTGAGCATTGGTAGAATTACATTCTATTTGGTAATCATTGTTTAAGATACTTTTAATCAGTGCATGCTGACCTATCTTAAACTCTTGGCCTGCCAGTTCAAATGCACGTTGCCTGCGTTGTAAGATATAATCTTTAAGTCGAATACGACTATCTTCTAGGTATTGTTTATCAACTTTGAAACCTACACGTTCCATTTCATATAATGGTAATATAAGTTTATTTTCAAAATCAATACCTATTGTATTCTGTCGTGCTTTGACAACTGGATCAAGCAACAGATATATTTCCAGCATATAGATGATATCAAAATGAGCATAGGTGTATAGATGTTGTCGATTGAGTGTATCATAACGTATCATATCACTTTCTACCAAACCTGTAACTTTATGCTGGAGATATAGCGGCAAGTCAAGTGTAAGCCAATCCAGATAATCCTGACGGATATCTTCAGGCAGATCTGTAACATCTGCTATAGGATCTTTGAATATTTCTTCAAGAACTGAAAGAGTATATGATTTAGCCTTATATTTTGGAGGCGGTACTTTATTTTTCAGACGAAATTTTAATCTGAGATTATAGTCTTTAGCTTTTTGTGATCGTTCAGATGCTAATAAGCGTTCATGGTCTTTAGCCCTATAATCAATATATTGTGCGGCATATGATTTGAGGCCGAGTGGTGGACCACCATTTTTTTCAGATAACGCATCATGAGCATAACGAATATAAAACATAGTATCTGATAAGTTTTCTGTGGTGTATACAAAACCTACATTAGTATTCATATGTAGCTCATACTTTATATTATGCCCAAAGTATATGTCCAGTGTTGGGGCCAATTGAGTCAGCCATATATGCATGACTTGATGGGCCAAAATAGGTTGGCGTTCCAGATCTACCAGATAAGTGTAGCCTTTGCGTTCAGTTGGGTGAAGAAACCCAAATTGAAATATAAATGGTTTATCATTTATGATATGAAGTCCTGTGGTTTCTGTATCTTGTCCACCAATTTTTGGTTTTAATTTTCGAAATAATTGGATCATATCATTGGCTTGTTTATTTGTAGTTATATTAACTGATGTCCATTTATACTGCAGCATTATCCTTCACCCAACCTCCTTGGAATAGTATTTCGATTGATGCGTGCAACACCAAGCCTGAAGCGTTCAGTAGGTATAACTTCATGATTAGTAAAACGTATAAACAAACCTTTTGCTAGGTTTTGTAAAGCTTTATTGAGCTCGTCATTGTTAAGACCTGTTGCACCGCCTAACATATTTTTTGATGCGGAAGCTGTTTGTTCAAGTTGAAGTACCAGACTTGGATTACGGTCATAAATATCCTGAAGTCTTGCAACACCATCATCATCGATTTGAGTGTATTTACGTTCATGTTCAACATATTCTTTCAGTTTAAATGTCGGATTGTCATATAATTCTCTAAAGAATTTTACGGCATAATCGACATGTGTTTTATCAACGATAATATTAGTGTAGCTGTCGTCAGTAGAAACCAAATAACCAGCAACAGCAATAGCCAATCGACAGAGTTTTTTCCAGGCTTCAGTCCCAAAAATTTTAATGTGACACTCATAATCTTGATTAAGTTCATTAGCTTTTTCAAGGATATATAATCCGACCTCCTTACTTATAATAACTTGTTCAGGTGTCCTGCTCCATACCCAACGTACTCTGTCACGGTAGACTTCTGGAGCAAAGGGTTCCTGAGGTTCCCAGAATGGATCTATTTTGGTTGCTCCTTTATCTGCAAGGATGAGTATAATATCATATCTTGCGATATCTTCTGCTGTTGGTACTAATTCCGTAACAATACTAATTCCGTTAGGGTAAGAAGCGATAGGTTTTGGAGGACCTCCTGACTGTTTGACATTTGAGAGTGCGATCATTCTGACAGTCGCTGGTAATGTAATTGTACCGGATACTCTAGATATTCTAACTTCATTGGAGCTCCGTATGTCTGTAAGTTCCGTAATGACATCTGCTTTAGATTTTCCAAATTCTTCAAATATAATGAGCCCCCTATGATTTTGCGGTATGATGCCAGCTCTTGTTTGAAATCCATTAGCTGTTTTATTACTGCCTCCAATGAGTCCAGGGATTGTAGCAGAATTTCCTGCAAGGCTTGTGAAAACGCCAAGTCCATAGCATTTTCGTAAAGTTTCTGCCGTAGAGCTTTTTCCCACTCTTGACTCACCGACGATAAGTGTGTCAAGATAGCCTCGCACATTTTTAAAGCTTCCGAAGTTGAAGTACAAGACCGTATGGTAGGCAAGGTCGATAGTTTGGATAAGCTGATTATTTCCATTATAGCCTATCAGTCCTTTCATTTTTTCTGTTATGAGATTGATGCGTTCTTCTACTGTGCCAGGGAGACTACGTATTACCTCAAGGTTTTGTTTAACTTCTGGAGTTACAACAAAATTGGAGACAGAATCATCAGCCTGAGTTGCGCTTGTGATAATCATTGTCAGCTGTTGCCCTTTATATGGATGAGGCACCAGTTTATATGTAACGAGGTACTTTTTACCAGATTCTAATTTACAGTCTATTGTGTAAGCAGTGAATTCCATAGGTTGGACTGCTATATCATTTGTTTCAAACATATCTGTAACGAAAGCCTTGAATACAGTTTTCTTTGCCATGATCGATACAGATACACAACGTTCTTTAAACGGCACATGCATTAAATTTTTCAGGTTAGTTTTTACATCTTCTTCTTTAAAGTTATTATCAATAAGATGCAATACGTCTGCCAGAGTGTGGTCATTCAGAGTCCATTCCCAAGTATGACCTTCTGGCACAGTATCTTTATCACCAGAGGTTCTGAATTTTTTTGCAATAGCGTATGCCGGTGTGACGTAGGATGCTTCTGATACGGCAACAACTTGGATATTGGATTGCAGTATTTTGTTAATATTTTCCGGTTTTGTAGCTGTCAGCAAATCAACAATGGGATAATAGGATTTTTTATCTTCTTTAGTAGGTGTGTAAAGTGGAGTAGCTTCAATATAGGCTATCAGATCTTGTTTAGTTTTACCATACTTAATAAAGAAGTCTGTAATATCTTCTCCCTTGTTGCAGCATATTTCATGAAAACCTGTAACTACACGTACATTTGGAGTATACTCTAATAGCTTATTTGCCAATTTTTTAGCTCCGGAAATACCAGCATCATCATTATCATAAACTATAGCTACAGAACGATCACAAAAATATTTTAGTGGGATGGGTATTGTTTGTTCGCCACCTGTAATTGTAATCGCATTAAAGCCTTGTCCACGGGCAATAGCCATATCTTTTTCTCCAGCACAAATGAGAGTTACTCTATTTTTTGGAGTATTTCTCCAGATATCAAAAGGTATTATTAAGCCAGCAGGACAATTAAATCTGGATTTTACTTTTGGAGTTTGNCCNGGGTCATACTTTCTAATATCTACTAAATGATTGAACATGAATACCGGAAAACA